TTTTTTAAGAGGTTTTACTACTGTTCTTGCAATTACAATCCCGCTACAGATGATACTTAAGCTAATTGAGATTGTATTTAAGTTTAAACTGACTGATACACTGCTTAAATCCACATTTTTTTACCGCCTTTCTATAAACGTTGAAATATACACAAATCGCCCGAAATACCCTCTATTTTGCATTATTTTTAATTTTTAATGCTATGGTATGGCTAAAATACTTAAATTAATCTGTTTTAAACCAATTTTCAGGGTTATTTCGTGGACTTGTAGTATTATTATCTATTTTTGATGAATAAATATTATCTTGATACAAAACTTTATCAAATTTATTATAAGTTTTAGTAAATGACCAATCATTTATTGGCTTTAAAGTATCTTCATCAATCAACTGATATTTATTTGTAGCTAACTTGTTAAACTTTTCATCTGACGTGTGGTCGTAAACCACTTCGTAAAGTCTGTTACTTTCTTTGAACCTGTTGCCTTTGATGTACTTGTGATTAGCTTTAAAACCTTCGTACTTTTGAGGCTTCTCCGGTTCTTCTTCTCCATTTTCACTTTGAGCAGGTGTCAATATAATTTCTTTCGCTATTTCTAACTTTCTTAATTCGGACCTTTTACTTGAAATTTGCTCTGTCAAGTCCATTACTTTACGATTTTTGCTCTTTATTTGAGCTTCTAAAGTAGCAATCTCAACAACTAAAGTATCAAGCTGTTGTTCTGTTTTTAAAACTTCTTTTTCAATTTCCGTTTTTTTACTTTCTATTTCTTTTAACTTCATCTTTTTACTCCTTCGCTTTAAAACTTATTCCGTCGATTGAAACCCAATTTGTGCTGATTTCAGAGCGGTTTTCTATAAGAATATTTCCGTCTTTTCTTATTCTTAAAGTAGCCGACTTGTTACCTGTGCAGGGTACAAAAACTAATAAATCTTTTTCGGGTCGGCAATCTTCTCTTAAAATTCTTAAAAACCACTCCGACGTTGTCCCTTTTGCGACTCCCTGCAAGTGAACTACCCCGAATGGGTCTTTAAAGTACTTTAGTTCGTTGTCATAATCGTAAGGTTTTGTTTCATTGAAAAGGTGCATTTTAGTCCAGTCCTCTACTTCAATTCCTTTATGAAAAGCCGTTTTTAAGTTTATATCAAAAAAATCGGCTCTTTTTGCTATCTGTCCGACCGCAAGTCCCGTCCCCGAGTTATGAGCTTCAATAAGTCTAAAACTTGAGCCGATATAAAAGCTCTGTGTAGCCGAAGTATAGTAGTCTGTAATTGTAAGCCTAAATTCATACTCAAAATTTACATTGACATCATAAGCTAAAGCATTTAAGTTTAAAGTTTTATCTGTACCTTCAAGAATTGTAGTCCAGTTACTACTATCGACTAAACGCCTTTCTATCTTCCACTTGCAAGTATTTTTTTCGGCTATACTAGACATCTTAAAGTTTCTAGTCATTGTAACTGTCTTTTCGTCTTTTTCTAGTCTATATCCCGAAAATTTTAAGATACTAGGTAAAGCGTACGGCTCTACTTTTACAGTTCTTGTATCTGTAGAAATTCTGTCTCTACTGTCTGTAACAGCGACTGTTACTGTAACATTTCCGTTTCCTGTTACTTCTTTTGATGTAGCATTAGCACCCCACAAGGTTTGTCCTGCAACAGTAACTTTGACATCTTTTACAGTTGAACCTTTGTTACCTTCTGCGGTTGTAATAACGTTAAATTTACTATGATTTTCAACGAAAACGCCTAATCCTTTTGTCTTGTCGTCCGCTTCTAAAACTTGAATATCTTTGATAATAGGCTTTATAGAGTACGGAACGTGCATATACCAACGTTTATTATAAGTTGTCTCACCGAATTTCTTTCCGTCTTTATACGTATCTATACCGATATCCATATAGATAGTACCGCTGTTCGGCTGTAACTCTATATGTTGTGTAGTTGATGTAAAAGTTAAGTCTAAATCTTTTGTGTTTTTAGCAATATAGTGCCAACCACTAGTTTTACTTTCATCTTCTCCGTAAATGATATACCATACTGTGTGAGTAATATTTCCACTTAAAAACTTATTGATGTGGATAGTATGTTGTCTCCCTAGCTCTCTTGACCCATCCATTTTGTCGGTGATTACTGACATTCGCGGTATTCTGTCAAGAGTTATAGTATCAGAACCGCCGTCAACACTGCCCACGTGTGAGCCGTGTATTTTTGCTCTTATGTCAAGAGTGGTTGACAAGTCAACGTTGCAGGTTCCGTCGCTGTTATGATAAATTCTTTTATCAAAACTTCCAAGCGTGATTGTAGTACCACCACCAGTTGAAATTCTTGAAGATGTGATGTCATAACCTGAACCGTCGACGTATACAGTATGAGTTCTTGACCCAATATATAGGTCATAATTGCTTCGACAATTAAGATGTAGTGTGATTGTTAAATCACTATAATTGCCGTCAATATTTTGACTAGCTTCCCACTCTGTCCTGACTGTGTATCCGTTATTAAAAGTCTCTTGATAACTTCCTGAAAGTGCCATTAATCCACCGCCTTTCTAAAACTTAAATTTCCGTTTTCTTGTACTGAAAATTCAAAGTTTCCAATTCTTAAAGAATTTATTACATAAGCGTCTGTAATGTACAATTTATTGTTAGACATATAAGCCACCTCAACATCTCCCTTTAGAAAGCTGATTTTTTCGTGAGTGATTAAGGCTTTAAAAGGGCTGTTTATATCACCTAACTCAATATTTCCAGCTTTAAAACGGATATATCTTGAAAAGTCATTGAAACGTTGTTCCATAACCTTTCCCGTTTCATCTAATAGCTGTTTGTAATTATTGAATTGAAATAAAAACTCATCTCTAGTCTGTTTAAGTGCTGTGCTTAATTGATGTCTTATTTTTGCATTTTCAAGATTAAGCCCTTCATACTTTTTGAGTAAGTCTTTATTATCGCTTGATAAGTACTCAATAGCATTACTTAATTGCTTGTCTATTTCTTCTAAATCTTCAATCGCAGGTGTCCAGCTTGTAGATTTGTTTCCTTCTTCAACTTTGACGTTCTTTACACAAAAAACGGGATTTTGATTAAGTTCTGTTTCAACCGCAATCATAATCTCGTCAAAGTCTTTTCTATTAAAAGTTATATCAACTCTTTTATTTTCTTTTGCTTTAACTTCTACTTTTTTAGATAGCTTTACTTTATCTACAGCGAAATTTATATCAAAATCTGATAAGTTTATTACATCAAAGCCTAAAGTGTAAGTCTTATCTTTTTCAAATTTTACTGTATCTAGTAAGTAGTAGCCTCTTACTTTTGAAGTTATCGCATTATCAATTCCTAAAAATTTAACCGCTTGACAATCTCGCCACTCGTCGTTATCCGTTATTTCAGTGTGTTCAATATTTGTAGCCGACCACTTCTGCCATTTAGTTTTATCTAAAGTAGATGATTTTTTTAAAAGGTTTCTTGCTCCAACTTTTACTTTGTCAATTTCTTTTGTTATAGCTTGACCTATTTCAGACTTGAATTTTTTGTTATCTGCGACAAGCTCGTTATATTCTTCTTTAGTAACTATCTTCTTTTTAGTCTCATCACTTATCATATTTTCAGTGATTGAACCCGCTTTTATTCTATCCGCATGTAAGTAACCCGTTGTAATTCTACTTGCATCTAATTCAATAATTTTTGCTATACCTGCAGAAAGTTTAGGAGCTAGAACTTCATCTGTGGTTATTTTTGTTACTAAATCTTCAGCATTTCCTGTAGAAACTTTTTTAACCCACTTTCCTTTTTCGTAGATATATAAGTCTGTATAAGCTCCATTAGGTTTAAACCAAGTGTCGCCCTCTTTTGGATTGCTAGGTTCTTTAGTATCAGCGTAAATCGTCGTTCCGTCCGCTCCAACTCTTGCATTTAAAAATTCAATCTGTTTTTGTAAGGTGCCTTTGTATTCATAAGATGTGGACGTGGATGTTTTTACATCTGCAGACATTTTACAATTTAATCCACCTGAAAAATTTAATTGTAAGTCTAAAACTGGTACTCCAATATATTGTCCATTAGCAACTTCAACTTGAACAAAGTCTCCAACCTCAAGAGCGGGATTTCCTTGCCAATTCACTATATAAGGCTTAAAGATGAATTGTTTTAAGTAGTTATATACTTCATCTAAATAGTCTTGTTTCATTAGTGGATTAACTAAATTTATTTGATTTCCTACAGCTGATCCACTTGCTAAAATAGTTTTTTCTTTATTCTTTAAATCTGCAGTAATTCCGTTGAGTTTGTATTCCACATCATTTACAACTAAACCGCTCAAAAAATAGTTATTCTTCGTTATCTTCTCTTGAGTTCTGTTGAACTTTCTAAACTCTAGTTTTCCGTATCTATCAAAGACAACAAAACAACCTTCTATCTGTGCAAGATAGCTCAACATCTCTCTATAACTTACCTTTTCAGGCTTTGTTACTTCTTTGTTGTAGCTTATATGAGTAGGAACAAAGTCCATTTTTACTTTTTCTGATATATCTTGAATTACATCTCGTATTTTAGCTGGAAAGGCTAAATCCGTTGTATATAGCTTATTAAGATAAATCATTTTATCTTGACATTTGATTTTAGTTACTTTTGCATTTCTGTCTCTTTTAATTTCTTGAATATAGAAAACTCCTAAAGGTATCTTTTCAGCTCCAATAATATCGATATAGGGCTTTACTTCGTGATTTTCCTCTATTGTTTCTACTAATTTATTTAAAGTAATTTCAAAAGTACTAGCATTTGTTGAACCTATTGCAAAAGAGTTACTAGCTATCGAACTGTGGTATTTAAAATCTTTTATTATATCTGTTTCATAATCCACATCATTTATTAATACATTTGCCTTTAAATACCTTTCAGATGAGTATATTTTGCTTTTAAATGTATCAGACATATTAATCATATACTAACACCTCTACTTCTCAATAAAATTCATTTTAAGGCTAGACCAAGGTTTAAATTTACTATTGAAATTGTAAACGGGAGCGGTTCTATCTCCTACGTACATAGTTTTAGTAGTAGTTCCCGTTTGTGGATCGATATATTTTACACTAAAAAACATAGGTGTTACTGCATTTAAAAGTGTTTGCATTTCTTCCTGTGTTAGCATTCCCCATTCACATTCAATTTTTCTCTTTACTGCCACTCTATCTCTTACAATAGTTCCGTTTGCATTTCTTCCTGTTTCTGCATCTATATCATTTATAGAAATTGACATACTTTTAGGGGTAGGTACTACTACCCCATTTAAAATTAACATAATATTACCTATCCCCCTTATCTTATATTTTTAATAAAGTCATTCCTGCTCTTTCTTGTTCTTCATTGATTTTGTTTATAGCAAAACGTCCAAACTCTGTATCGCCGATTTGAAGTATAATGTCTCCAGAACCTGAAAGTGCATTATTTTTCGTGTTTGCTAAAGAATTAAGCATTGTTCCCATTGCATTTTTAAAGTCTGCGAAAATATCAACTTCAACATTTTTATCTACTGAAATATCTGAATTGTTAATTCCTTTTAGAACTGAATTATTAAGGCTTTTAGCCGAATTAAATACATTTGTTTCTTCTTTGTCCATACCTAAGTACAACCCTTGACCGATAAATCGACCAAATGATGTAGTAAGTTTTGAAGGTGAATTGATACCTAATGCACTTTTTATAGCATTTCCTATTCCTCTTGCTATACTCTTTGCTTTTTCCCAAACCGCACTAGCCATAGATCCTATACCATTTACAAGACCCCATATAATATCTCGACCGATGCTATATAGATTAATTCCACTTAAGTAGCTTACTGCGTCGCTCCAAATTTCTCTTATTTTGCCGGGTATCTTACCAAACCATTCTGAAACAGCGTTGTAAATATCTGATACTTTTGATTTAACTGTTGACCACATATTACTCAAAACTGACGATATTATACTTTTAATGCTATTCCAAATGTCTGATACAAAATTTCTAATAGCTGTAAATTTTTCTGAAATCCAATTGTATATCTTTATTACTATACTGCTAATAAGACCCCAAATAAACTCCCACACAGCTTTAGTTATAAGTTTAATGACATTCCAAGCACCTTCAAATATAGCCTTAATTCCGTCCCAAGCTCTAGTCCAATCCCCTGTAAATACTCCAACGATAAAATCAATCAATCCTCTTAATATTTTTAAAAAAGTTTGTATTGTAGCTCCTAAAACTTTAAACATATAAAGTACAGTTTCTGTCAAGTACTTTATTATCGGAGACAGAACTGGCATTATAGCTTTAGCTATCCAGTCAATAACCGGAACTAATACATTTTGCCATAATATGTTTATAACATCTATTAGTTGACCTAAAACGGCGAATATTTCATCTAAAATAGGTTTTAGATATTCACCATACATAGCTTGAAATTTTTCTCCAAATTCAGTTAAAATTGGTAAAATATAAGTATTATAACCTTCAAATAAAGAATTTGTAATTTGAGAAATTCCATCAAGTATAGTGTTAATAAGAGGTGAAATATGTTCATCATATAATGTAACAATTCCTTCAAAAACATCTTTTACAATTGTTTTTAACGTATCAAAAATAGGAGATATAGCATCTAAAGTTCCAACTATCGCATCGGTAATTACATTTTTATTATCTCCAATGATTTTTCCGATACCAACTACTAGATCTCTTTCCAATGCTCCTATAACAATTGTAGCTTTAGTAAAAGCATAAGTGAAAGCACTAATAACAGCTGAACCTATTTTTGTAGCTCCCTCGCTTGTAAAAACATTGTAAAATATATGTGATATATCTCTTGCTAAGTTACCTACTGCCGTTGCAATTTCTGCACTCATAGTAAAGTATCTAATTAGAAAACTTTTGATTTCAAGTTTAGTTTCTTTTAAAGACTTGTTGAAACTTTCTGCAAAGAATATCGCTCCAGCTAATGCTATATTTGCAATTGCACCTGTAGCTTGACCCAGAGCATAACTTAAAGCTCTTAAAAATCCGTCTACAGCCTCTGCTACTTTTCCATCACTAAAAATATCAGATATCGATTGTCCTATTTCTTCTAAAGAAGTTTTGAGTTTGTCTAATCCATCAAATCTAAAAGCATTTTTAAAACCTTCTCCAAAAATTTTTAATAATTCGTTTAAATATTCTATGCCAGCTTTAATTTTTTCTATTAGTTTTAAAATAGCGCTATTATCTTCATCTACCAAGTTATCATCAAAAGAAACCTTTGGAAGTGTGATTCCTCCGCCACCAGCACCAGAACCTCCACCACCTCCTCCGCCTCCGCCAGAGCCACCGCCCCCGCCTGAGTCAGATTTGTCTTTATTTAGTAGATTGATTTCATCAAACCCCATTAAGCCTAATAGTTCTTTTTTAAGTGCCTTAGCTTGTTTGCCTGCACCACCCAAACCCTTACCAAGTTTACCTGCTCCTTTGTTAGCATTATCAAGTCCACCGCCAACATTTTTTACATCGTTAGCCATTGACGACATAGGACTCGCACTAGCTTTTTTACCAAAGAGTAGTTGCATAAAAACGGCTAAAGCCCCAGTTGCTTTATTTACAACACTAGCAAAAGCGTTTAGTGTTGGCATTATAGCTTGAATAACTGGTAAGAAAGCATTACCTATATTAAGTGCTGCATTCTTAAGCAAAGCCACAAAATAGGCTATGCTTGTTGTAGGACCCTGCATAAGAGTATTACCAAATTTTGTGGATGCTTGTTCCAAAATACCCATCATTCTGATTGCTTGCTGAGTGTTGAAATCTAATTGGTCCCAACTCCTGCCATTAGCAAGTTCTTGAAATGCTCTGGTACTTTTTAACATTGATACATTTACGTTAATTCCTAAATCTTCAATAGCTTCTGTACTTCCAAGCATACCTGAACGAATACGATTCATTACATCATCCATTGTTCTGCCTGTCGCACTTGCAACAACCGCTGAAGTTTGTAACATTTTAACTGTATAACCCGCCAATTGGTCGTTATCTTTAATGAAGTTACTGAAAAGGTTAGAGTAAACAGCTCCGTATTTTATAGCATCTGCAGTAGCCATGTTATAAGCTAAAGCTCCGCCCTTAGACCATTTTAAAAATGATTGAGTAGACTCACCCATAAGTCTTCTTATTTGATTCATTGATGCACTTACTTCTAAAGCTGTTTGAACTGAATATTTGCCAAAGTCATACATCTTTTTAGCTAAAAGTCCAAAAGCAGCAATTTTTCCCAAACCCATTAAAGCATTTCTTATTCCGCCCGTTTGATGATTAATTGTATCATTAACCGATTTTATGTTGTCTTTAACCGGTTTAGTTGCTTGTTCTGTAACTTTTTTCATATCTGACATAGCTTTTTTATAAGGATCTAATTTAGCATCAATAATTACATTTAATTCTTCTAAAGTCATAAACTCAACCCCCTTTCTTTAAAAATTTACAAAAAAATAGCAACTATTGATTAGTTGCTCGTTTCTCATTATATCTCATTGCATACTCTCTAAATCTTTCTTTATGCAATTGTAGTTCTTGTTCAATTATTTCTTTGTCTTTGTTCTCTAGTTCTTGTTTGAATAATTCTGGATATAATTCATAAAGTGTTGGAGCCTTAAAATCATTTGACAAAATACTAGCTATAAAGTTTCTAATATATCCAGCTAAACTATAGTTATACATTATAGTTTCTTTTACTGTTTCGTCTTTATGTTGTTTAAATACTTTTATCAAGTCTTTTACTTCGTCAAAAGAATACTCCCAAAACTCGTGAGGCTTTATCCCACAATATAGAGCTGTGGGATAAATCTCATAAATTATATCAGTTAAATATTCATTTGTTCGTCGGCTTCCTTCATCTTGTATTCCATCGATTCTATCATCGCTGGAGTAAAAAAACCTGAAACATTAAAGATAGGAATTATTATATTTTGAAATAAATCTATTTGTGAGCCCCCTTCATCAAAATAATTATCTAAAATATCATTTACATCCTTTAAGTTAATTCCATGATTATATTTTTTTAAAGCTCCATGTATCAACATCGCCATAATTCGCAAACTAGGTATCCCATTATTTAAAATATTTAGCAAGTTACTGTTTAACTTACTTTCTAGTTCGATTATAGCTTCTGTACTTAATTTTAACTTGTATTCAACACCTTTTACAGTCCAAATTTCAAAAGGTTTCTTAATTGATTTTTTTTCTGACATAATTTATTCCTCCTAATTTTTTAAGCTGGGTCAGTGAAAGTAAAATCGGATTGTAAACCGATTTTAAGTGTAAATTCAATAACACCATTTACACCACCACCGCCAAGCTTAACAGATACTTGACCGTCAAACTCAACCTTTGTTGTGTCTGGATAAGCTTGTTCAAAAGAAACAGTTTCTTTGTCATCCATAAGTTTTCTTAAAACTCTATAAGCTGATGTAGCTTTTGAATTGTCGTATTTAAATTTGTATTCTAATTCTCCAGCATCGCCAATTCCTAATTCATATTGCTTTACTTTATCTGCAAGAGTAGTATTTTCTACTTTTTCAGGGTCAACACCTAATTCAGGAACTTCTTTTAACCCCTCTAGTAGTATATAATCACTAGGCGTTCCCTTTTTTTTCTTGTATTTTAATGTAATTCCATTTGCTAACATTTAATTCCTCCTATACTTTATAAATTTTATTATCTTTTAAGTCAATTACACCCTCGTATCGCATAACTGAATGTCTTCTACCTTGTAAGTCGTTGCTATCTAAAGACATAATTCTAGTAAAACCTCTAGCGGTCATTAATTCGTCAATTTTGCCCTTAATTTCGCTTGTACTACTATTTGAGTATATTTCTATTCTATACCTTAAAAGTGTCAAGCATTCGCCCTCTATGGCTATTGTGTGAGGTGTATTGTTCTCTTCTTCGTAAACAAGTATAGGAAACTTACTCCAATCATTTGGAAAAGACTCCACAACGTTTGTATTTACTTTCTTTAAAATCTTTACTATTTCTGGCTTAAAATTTATCATTTTGAAGCCTCCTCTATCTTTCTTTGTACTTTTTCTTGTATAAACTTGCTTATTTTTTCTCTATTATCGTGTAATGCTGGATACATAAAAGGTCTTGCTGGTTGTCCATTGGTAAAAATGAATTTTTGTTTATCAACATCATAATAAACCCAACCCGACGGGCTATAAATCGGCTTAATTTCAGGACTTATTCCACTATGGCTTGCTTCTCCTTCGGGTCCTGTTCCTAATTCAACATATAAGCCATGCTCTTTATTCGTAAAAACTTTACCAGTAAAGCCTTCTGCTGTTTTGTCCACATTATAATCTAAACTGTTTTGTAACTCTCCAGTATCTACAGGAACTCTCATTTTTGCCTCATCTCTTACCCTTATAGTAGCATCTTCAATAATTGGCTTAATATCTATATTGTGTAATCGAGCAATTTTTCTAAAAAGTCTGTCTAAGCCTTCTATTTTCATAGCTTTTTTATCTCTATTTGAAAATGTTCTGAATAAGGCAAGATACTTACAACTTCATAATTTACAGTATCAGAATTAAAACATATTCCGTCTTTTTCTTTCAGCTTATCTTCGTTAGTAAGTAAGTTAAAGACATAATGTAGTTCGCTTCCCCACTTTTGAGCTTGTACTTGTCCACCTGCGGGATAAATATAAGCTTTTATTTCTTTTAATTCTCCATATTTTATAGTTTTGTTAGCTTCTTCATCTTCAACTATGAGATGTGGAGCATACTTGTAAGTTTTAATATTTGTAACTTCCATTTTATTTGTCCTTATGATTAACTACATGAAGCAACTTATATTTATTTAGCCTAGATCTAATAAAAGCAGGTATTCCCTCTGTGGTACTTGTATCAGTATAACTAACGGAGATAGCACCTTCACTTCTTGAAGATACCCCCTGTCTTTTCTCCTCATTGAGATAGTGTTTAGCAAGTTCAAAAGTAAGAGGTTTCATAGCCTCTAATAGTTCAAGTCTATTTGTATAGTCCAAGACAGCTTGAGTAGCTAACTCAATATATAAGTTAGCCACATCAACGTCTTTACTTAAATATTTCTTGTATTTTTCCATAATAGGATTACCTCCTATTCTGTTTCAACTCCTGAAGGAGTTTCTTCAACTTCTTCAATTTTTTCGAAATATCCGGGTAATAAAT